CGTACATATTAAAATTTTAAATTCTTCAAAATTCATAACACAACTACAGTCTAAAAAATTAAAATGAACGGATGTTTTACAGTTAGCTGTAAGATATACTTGTTTTAAACATTTTTCGTATGTTACAAACTCCAAGCTTAGTTGCAAGTCTGATTCCATTTCGTTTATCTCAATGACTAACTGGTGGTTTTGTAAATCTTTTTCGGTCACGTCTACTATAAAAACTCTAGATTGTTGCATTAATGTGTTTCCTATTTGATATATTTAGAATACATGTTTACATTTTCATCAACGACGTAAGCTCGGTATCCGATAGTTTTGAAGTTATTTTTAGTTTGCACTTTATACCCGCATTCGTTTAGGATTGATTTTAGTTGTTTGTTTTTATTGATGTATTTTTGTTGATACCACGGAAGTATTTGATTTTGTCCAAATTTGAGCAAGTTGTTGTAAGTTCCGAGTACATCTTTGTTGTTGATTACAGATTCTTGAATTAGGTATTTTACATCTTCTGAGTTTATTTCTTTAGTTGTGTATTGTTTGACGTGTTTGAACATCCGGCATTTATCCAAAAACATATAATCTTTAATGGAGAGTTCTATGATTTGTTGTCTTATTTCATCAGGGCATGTTAGTTTAATTTCATCGTCCATTTCGGCTAATATTTGCAAAGTTCGGTCAGCTGAAGTGTCGTCAATTAGTTGAGTTCTTTGTAGGTTGTTCAATTTCAAATATTCTGTAATTGCTGATTTCTTAACGAGTTTTGAGTCATCTTTTATCATTTTCGTATATTTGCTAAGGATGTTGCTTTCAAATGTCCGTTTATTTATGTTTGGTTTTTTAGCGAAGTGGTATTTCATAAGCCAAATAGTAGCTGCTTTGTGGTTAAATTCGAGTACATTTTTAAAAACGTCGATTTTGATAGCTTTTTTACCATTTTTAGAAAGGACTGTTTCTCCATAGTCATCTATTTCATACAGGAAGTTTTGGTCTACATTTTTACTGATGTTGCTCATGTACTCATCTTTGATCGTATTGTAGGTAGTTTTGATATAGTTGGTTCGTTCTTTGATAAACACGTTGATTTGTTTCACTTTCCTAGTTCGTTTAATCATCTGGATTGAACTAACTGCATCTGTACTCATAGAACTGTCAAAATGCCAATGTGTATTCACATAATTCAAGTTGGATACTCCAACTGTCAGCGTTGGGCTGTATAATAAAACGTCGTATTTGGTATCTGGTTGTTTAAAAGATTCATACAGGAGTTGTTTTGTGCTTTTAGGAGTCAATGCTGTTAGAGTTACAACTTTCACTCCTTTATTTTGCAACAACAGCTGTAGCGAGTTTAAAAAACTCAAAGAAGTGCAAGAAACTGTACATTTTTCTGTTGTGCATTTTTCAACTAAATTTTTAACGAAGTTGTTAAAATCTTCATATAAGTTCAACTCGACACAATCACGGTATAGATTATCAACCATGTACACGTTTTCTGTTTTGTTACTCAGTAAGAAGTTTTCGTAACCTGTTAAAAACGCATCTGCTATTATTAACTTTTTATTAAAAGAACCGAAAAATTTACTAATGTTCAAGTTTGAATTATTCAAGTTGCTTCTTGAGTGCATCATAAGACTTATGAATTCATCCATAACAACAACGTCGAACAATCTAATGTTGTACTTCCAAAGCGAGTCAAATTGACAGATTAACGAATCTCCGATGTCGTACTGGTCTCGGTTGTAAACTTTAACTCCGTATTTCTCACTAAAGTCGTTAGCTACTGAAATTCTGTTAGTTATTATCAAAACACTCATATCTTGGTTGTTAGCTTCTTTAATCAAGTGGTGGATGATTGTTGATTTTCCAGTCCCCATAGGAGAACGAATACTAAACAACCCCCCTTCAGCGCTTATAAATTCAGAACAGGCCGATTTTACATCAGTGGTTAGAGTTAGGTATTTTTGATTTACTTGAATTACTTTAGTAGAAGTGTTGAAGTTTTCAAACTCATCCGAGTAGTTCAGGTTTGTTTTCATCAAGTCTTTGGCTTTTTGTAGTTTCCTAATTGAGTCGTATATCTCGACAGTTTTTAAAGAATTGAAGTGGTGCATAGTGTAAGGGGATTCTCTAAACCAAAAATAACCACCTATTGATTTAACTTCACTCGTGTGTTTGAAAGTTATAGAACCGTTTTCGTTAGTTTTGACAGCCGTATATCCCATAGATTCAAAAGCCTTCAAACACAACTGGTCGATAGTGTTAACTTTAACACCTTTCAAATCTCGTACGTTTAACTTAGTTGCGTGTACTTGAGATCCGTTTACACCTTTCGAATAACTAGACTTAACTTTGTCAATTTTAGAAACTTCGTGGGTTTCTGCATGCGAGTACAAAGAACCATTTTCGTTGTTGAAAAACACATCATTTCTCAACATAGGCGCGTTTAAAGTAGTCTTCCTCCCAACGTGTTCGTCAATCGTGCAGTAATCCTTCAACTTCAAATGGATGTTTTTCAAAACGCGCTTACATTCCAAAAAAGACATCTGTTCCGTGAACAAAACACCTTTCATTCTGAAATTATCAATTCCGTTGTAAGACCTAGAAGCTCCCAAAATCACTTTGAAATCTCTGAAAAAATCAACAACTGCGTCTTTGCCTTTTTTAGTAAACACATCATCTATGTCTAAAATTAAATAATCTACACAGCCGAAGTAAAATTCATCTAGGTTTTTTTTCCGCCTGTATGTTCGAATTGGTTCTTGTAAATCCAAAGGGATGTTTAAAATAAACCGACTAACTAGCACGTTGAAAAACGCTATATTGCTTTTAACTTCCACGGTTTCAAACACAAACGTCTTATCCCCAAAAGGGGAGTATGGGATTTTATTCTTAGTGTCTGCGTGGAATATTGTTATTTTCGCAATTTCGTTATTTTGTGTATCGTTCATGTGTGAATTTAAAGCTCCTTCTGACAAGATATTACGCCATGTTGAATCCTAAGTTGGTATTATACATCAATCGTTCGATAAAGTACACGATTTAATCAACGATAAACACAGACCTGCCTTTTAGTTTAATGTTAAAATCCTGCAACACTTCTTCAATATCAAGGTCTTGATACTTAGTCGCAAATTCAATCTCTACCCCAAAACTTGTCGGAGTTACTGTCTTGATTTTGAACCCAGAAGCTCTTAGTAAGTCTTTAGGTGATTCTTGAACGTTTGTTTCATTTGTTTTAATCCCTCTAACCTCACTAAGACCACCTAAGTGGACTTCTGTAGTTTCTGATAACATCGATGAAAAGTTCATTTGTTTTAATCCTGTTTTTATACTGTTTTTATACTGTTTTTATACTGTTTTTATACTGTTTTTATACTATATTAAACATATGTAGCAATTCTTCGTTTAGTCTATGAAGAGGAGATACTGCGATTGCGTAACGGTTGTAAATGTGGTAATGTTCGGCACCCGTGTCTGGATTAACTCCGTTAACTACAGTTTCTTCATAAGGTGAGAAAACAGCGCTTGATTTGCTCATATTCAAAGGGTCTAATAGACCCACATAAGCTGTTGTACTCAAAGGGTCTGGATTTAAGTAAAACTTAGTTTTACCAATTTTAGCTACGTAAAGACTAGAATTGCTTTCTCGAACTTCACCTTGGGCGTAATTAGCTAAAGCCATAACCCCAGCCAATTCTCTCGCCGGCAAAACTGCAAATGCGTCAAACGTTACCAAATGCAAAGAGTTCATTTTCAAAACTAACTCCTGAACACGTTGAGTCACCGTGAACAAAGTCAATTCTGCATTAGCTCTAACTGTTGGAGATAATGTTAAACTAGGACCGTTTAAAGAATTAGCATTTAAAAAAGCCAACGTGTTTGCATTTTCATCATCGTTTGCCAAACCTCTCAACAAAGAACCGATTATTTTATTAGCTTCCATTCCGTACTGGGATTTCAAATCCTGAGTCATCTCTTGAGTGATTCCGGTTGAAATAGCTACACTTGGGAAACAAGCGACTTCACTTCTAATTAATTGAAAATCGTTAGCGTTTGTTAAAGTTATTGGGTTACCGGGTTGAGCAACTCTGTTTCTAATGTTGAACAAAGCGGCTGTGGGTCCGTGCATTTGTTGAACTGAGAAAATCTCACGTCCTAAAGAAGGTAACTTAACTTGCTGAAACATCTGTTCAACCGTCAAGTTTTCGTCAGTAGTAGCTATGTTAATGTCAGCAGGTCCTACTGTGTTTTCTAAAATTTTAACCATTGATTTCCTCGTCGTGTATATAAAATACATGTTTTATTATGTATTTATAACAACTATGTTAATGAATGCAAAATAGCAAAGTTTGAAGTTTTTCTTATTGGAAGGTTATGATGGTTCGAATAGTTTATTTTACATTTTCTGAGCAGACTTTCTTATAAGGACACCAATCACACAATTTGGAGACGTTTTTTTCAAACATTTCGTCGGTTTCGGCGGCTTTGATTTTAGAGAACATTTCGGAAGTGTAGTTGTCTAAGTATTCTCTAGTTAATGTTAGTTCATTTTCTAAGTCATGTTCTACGTATATGTAACTTAGTTTAATCGTGTTGATTTTAGGATACATGTTGAAGAAATAAATAGCGTAAAACATCAGTTGGTCGTAATTTTGCCACTTTTGTTCTTTATACTTACCAGTTTTATAATCACAAATGTGTAAAATTTCATCAATCACAGTTAACAAATCAACAGCTCCGCGAAATAAAGCTGTTTTGTCAAAAAAACTAACAGCGTTTAAGTTCGAATCGAAAGCTAACTTCATCTCACGCGTTGATTTTGCATTTAGGTATTTTTTACCAATCTCTGTTTTAACGAATTTATCAACGATGTGTTGGTACGTTGGAGCTAATTTATGCGTGCTTTTGGATGGATAATGTTCTAGAATTGAATGAACGGCGGAACCTTTTAATAAAGAGGTTCTGTCTGTTTTTTCCTGAGGTAACTTTAGCAAATATTGATAATTAAACCTACGGTTGCATTGGTGGTGGGTGTTTAACTTGGAGAATGAATAAGGTGTGTGTTTTAAAGACCCGTTCAAGAAAGTTTAATCAAAGTTCTGTCTGTGATTTTAGTCATTTCATATTTACTTTTTTGAAACAACACACCTCCACAGACGGTCACTGTTCCTACTTTACCGTTTTGTAACATGCACAAATCACCAATTTTTACTTCAGTTTCGTTTTTATACAACATGTTGTTGAGTCTCCTTTTGTTTGAGGCGTTTGGTGAAAGACCATTGGCGTTTGCTAAACATCAACATGATTCGTTTGAAAAAACCAACACGCGATTGTAAAAACAGCCCATCTTGACATTTTCCACCTGTATCTCTAGCACTTCTACAATGTGTCCTACTCACAATGTCACCCTTTACTGAATTTCGTACGAAGGTCGATTTTGAAAAAATTCACAATCCACACAAAAGCGGCTCTCATTGTTATTTTCCAATGAGAACCTTATTTGAACATTTATACACACACACACGACCATAGATTAAACAAATGTAATACGACGTAAGTCACGTTAAGTCACCCATTTTACCAGAAATAACAAGTTTAATCTACCAACATACCGATAGAGTCGTCAATTTTAGAATTAAGTTCTAACCACTCACGGATAGTTTCGGCTTCGAATATTTCTGATTCTGATTTTTTCTTATCAGCTTTGATGCGGTTGATAATACTGGACACGATTTGCACAGGGACTCCTTCCTCTTTGAAGGTTTGTTTGAGTTCTTTAATATCGTTGTCGATTGTTTTTTTCTCGTGTAGTTTAATCAACAGTTGAATTGCAAACTCTTCAACATTAGCTTGGGCTTCTTGAACTGAACCAGGGGCTGCTGAATTACTCACTTGAAATTCCCCAACATTTCTTGAACATATTTGACGTATGCGCCGAAAGTTTCTTGGGAAATACAATCAACATATACAAAATCAGACGTGATTCGTTGAACGTTATCTTTGTCGTTGTATGTAACCGGATGACTCAAGTTGAAAATAACACGATTTTTTCTATCTATGAACTTAACTGTGCTGATTTCAGCTGTGTTAATACAAACATTGTCATCGACACCAGATAAAAAAGTACCAATGAATGTTTCATCTGACCACAAGGTTTTTAAGTTTTCTTTCATCTCTTCTTCACTGAAAGCGTCCCAATAAACATAATCACTGACGTTTCTCTGAACGCCTTGGTTTGTTTTAATCTGAACTGAGTAATTCATGTTGAAAATAATGCGCTTCTTACGTTCTAAAATATGAATGTTACTCACATTTGTCAAATTTATAATCTTGTCGTTTATTTTGATAAACATAATTTCTAAAATCTCCTGATTGTATATTAAGATGTTAATTATACACTAAGTTTGTATAAAAGTAAACTGTTTTTATTCAGTCATCGATTGGAATATACCTATCCAAACCGCAACAACTACTACGAACAACAACAAGTCGTTAAAGGCTCGGTTAGTTATGATCTGTTTGAATATGTTCATTTTTACTCATTTTTACTCATTTTTGATATAATTTCACTTAAACTATCAGTCCCAATCAACCACATCATAGAATTAATCGGACGGTTATGATATAAATCTCTAGTTTTCATAACTAATGTTTTTCTACACTTGAATACAAACGGTTTGTTCAACATATAAATCTCCTGTACGATTTGTTGGTAATTATACAACGAAATTAACTAAAAGTAAACAAAAGAATCACAACCTAGATGTTAGTTCAACCTCAGCTATAATTCCACATTTTATATTATTCTTAACCAAACCACAAACAGAACCATAATTCAACATCAATTCATTCATGTCTTTTTCTTTGAATTGTTTCGGTTGTATAAATATGCTATGTCCTTTTTTAGCATACTGTATAGAGTTGATGATTCCAGTCCTATCGTTATCTAAGCAGAATATAGGTTTTTTGATTTCTTTGAGTCTTTCATCTGGAAGTTTAGCTCCTAATAAAGCTATCGAGTTCGACAACCCTGAAGCAATCGCGTCAAAAACTCCTTCGAAAATATAAACAGGCTCTTCTAAATCGACGTTGAACCAGTTGAAAATTTTATACCCGATGTTCGTGTGGTTCATGTAAGTTGTGAAGTTTTTAGTTTCTGTACTTCTTGAGTAAAAACCATACATCACGTCTTTATAATACAAAGGAACTACTACAGAATCGGTTATTCTATACAAAGTTTCCCCTATTTTCAAATCTCTATCTCCGAAGAACCACTTTCCGAAGTTTGTATTTGGTTCAATTCCTCGGTTTAGTAAATAATCCATCCCAGTTTTAGATTCTTCGATCGGTTGCATGTACATGGTTAAATCTTGAACTTGAACTGGTGGCTTAGGTATCTGTAAAAATACATCATTAGGTTCCCAACTATCCAATAAACTATCTTTTGGTTCAGACGTGGGTTCCGTTTCGTGTTTATTTGTAGTTTTTGTAGTTTTTGTAGTTTTTGTAGTTTTTGTAGTTTTTGTAGTTTTTTTAAAAGATGCAAACACATCTCCGCCGTTTGAAAGCTCAGTTAGCGTGTTTTGGAAAGTTTCTCGTTTATATTGACTTATTAAATTTGGGAAAAACTCGTTCAAGAACCCATAAACTGTTTTGTTGTGAACTGGACAGTCGCCGTTGAAACAATTGACGTTGGTTACAGTTCCTTTATTGTACAAATGCAAACGTTTGGCACTTGTTTTAGTTTTAGAATCTCCACAAACTGGACACTTGGCTTGGACATCTTCGGTAGTCTCCCTACCAATTCGTTCCAAACCAACGGCCATCTTGAAATACTTAACATCTACCGAAACTAATCCCATAATTGCACGCTCTTTCTATGTATTTTACAAACTGAACATTAACTGAAGTTACCATCCAAAATCATAAGCCGTTAATTCTCGGTCTATTTTGAAAACTATCGGCAATGTTGTTAAAATCATATTCATGTTGTTAGCTCTTAAATATTCTTCAAGTTCTTGGTTTTTATATTCAGTTTTAGCTTCGTTGTACGCAGTTAGAATCTTTTCTTCTATATATTCAGGAATACCCTCTCTCATAACTAAAATGTAATTCCGGTCGTAGTTCTCTTGGAGTGTTTTGTCGGTTTTTAACCACTGTTTGATGCTTCCGTACTCTTTGATAACTTTCTTCAACCCGCTTGGACCAAATCTAATCTGTTTGTAAACCGCTTTAACGCCCGTAGATTCGCCTTTCCGGTTAGTTTCATAAACGTTGAATTCGTTCAACAGTCTGATTTTCACATCTTTCGACAGTTCAGATTTAAACAACACAGGAATTGTAAATTCACATTTCTTTTCTTTCAAATACGATAAAAATTCATAGCTGAACTCAGTCCCATGGACTATTTTAGGCACACCGTCTGAAACATCCCCTAAAACGCAATGTTCATCTATCCATGCTTCCAAAGAACCAGATTTTAACTCAGGGGTTAACCATTTGTGAGTCAGTGAACTCCACTGTTTAACATTAGCTCCAGGTTTGGCGGCTTGTAACATGTCCTTATCAGGAGAATGGATTAAAATGGGTTCGTATTCGTTATATTTTTCACTCAATATTAAAATCAAATCATCAGCTTCTGCCTTTTCAACATCTACGACTTTCCAAGTGGTAAAATCACGAATTGCTTCAATCAACCCATGCAATTCTACAAACAGCTCTTTATAATTAACCGGCGATTTATCCCTGGTGTCTTTTCTTTGCATTTTGTACCCTGGGTAGAAGTCTTTTCGCCAATATCCACCAGCTGCGTTGTCTAAACAAACAACCAAATCTCCGTACACACCAGAGAAAGTAGTTTGAATTTCTATAAGTTCTTCCATAATGCAGTGTTTTACATAATTAGCATACTCGGATGTGTTATATTGTCCGTCTGTCATTTTTGGGTTTATTCTTTTAACAGCTGTGTGTATTTTTCTGTGAATTATCGAACTATAATCTACCAAAATCATATTTTTTTGACTCCTTTATATAATGTGTAACAGTTTTAATCAACCGTTCATTAATTGTGTATTTTTCTACAACGTCAAAAGACCGTATTAGTTGTGAACATTTTTGCACCAAGAACCCATCAAATGTTTAATTGGTGGTTTCTCAAAACCCCCACCATGTTCTGGACATATAATTTTAATTTTTTTATGGTTCCCTACATATACAACAAGACTATACTCGTACTTAACACTGTGAACAAACTTAGCATGTTTGATAAATTCTTGTTCAGTTAACTTTCGTCACATTATTTAAAGTAAATTAAAAAAAAAGGTGCTTGAATTAACAAACACCCTCTAAATTAGTAAACTAATTCAATGTTTTAAACTAAACCAGACAATAGAGAATCTAAAGAAACATCATTATTAGATTCTTCTTTGGTTGGTTTAGCAGGTTCTTGAACAGCTTGAACTTCTTGAACTTCGTGAACAGCTTGAACTTCTTGAACAGCTTGAACAGCTTGAACAGCTTGAACGGGTTCTGAAACTTGGGCTGTTAACAGTTGAGTTTGCGCGTCTTCGAAAGTAACCCAAGCCATCTTCTTCTTAAGTTCTTCGTAAGTCATGAAAGATTCGGGTTTTATCAAACCGCTCAGCTTGTGGGTGTTTTCTTTAATATCCGTTAGCGCTTCATCAACCGAGTTGTAAATTGAAGAAATATCGTTTAAAACTTCAGAAGAATCGTAGTTGATTTGTTTATTAGCACCAATCTTAGCAACTAGGCGGAAAGAATTACCTTGCAGCGGGTTGAACAACTCCTTAGGTTTAGCCCCTAACGAACGATCTTGCTCGCTTGGGTCAATCGCAGCTTGTAATTTATCCTTCATAGAACCAGACATTTCATATAAGAAAATCTTACCTTCGTTTTCTGGATTGGATGGGTCTTTTAGAATTTTAATATTACTAACAAAACGAACACCTCGCGAAAAAATCTTAGCGGTCTCTTTTTCTCCGCTATTCCACAAATCTTGCCATTTTTCTTGAAAAGGATCAGGTTGGTTAATAGTAGATGGTGAAAATTCAGACACAAACCGTTTCTTACCATTTTTAATAACCGTAGTGCCAATTTTAAACATCCGTTGTAACATACCACGCTCTGAATCTGGCAAAAACCGAATCAAGGCAGCTCCGTTGCCTTCTTTATCTTTCTGCAACATGTAAAATCGTTCGTCACGGGAGTAACTAGTTTTGTGGGTTGCAAACGGGTCCTTTCCAATCTCAGCTTTCATAGCTGAAAAGTTAAACGCATCTGCACCTTGTACCGTGTTAAAATCTGTCATCTTTTGTTCTTCCTTATATTTGCACTCAGAAACTATAGTCTTCGTGCTTCGCTTTTTAAATTTTTGAACTCAACAATATGAGCCCAATTCGAAATGTTTATAGTCCATTAGACTTTCTTCGTCAAAATCAATCGAAATGTATAAAATACGTTGTTATTTATACAACTCCGATACATTGAATTGTACACTAATATGAACTAAAAGTAAACATTTATTTGTTAACTTTGTAAAAATCGGCAGTTTCTGAATAATATCCGTTACTTTCTCCGTAAAACCGCAAATCTACGTATCCATTCACAGTAGCTAGTTTGTAAAATGTCCAAGTGTAACATTCAGATTGAGCTTCTCTGATTGAATCCAACGATTCTTCGCTTTGAACTTCTTCAGCTAATAAAATTGGAGAAACCAACAAATCTTGCAAATCACCACACACGTCTTCTAAGAACACGGTTTCGCAACAAACTTGAACGTGTGCTAAATGATAAGTGTGTATACCAATTTTAAACGCAATTCCTTCATCGTTTGGTAGTTTGCGAATGATGTCTATAGTCTTACCTAATAAGAACTCAATATCCATATTGTTCTCCTTCTTTAATTTGTGTATCTTCAATACAGTGAATTATACACCGATTTTCAGTAAAATTACACTTTTATTTCTATGTTAGCATAGAAGCTCTTACGAAACAATCTTTAGCTTCTAATAGTTTTCTCAACCCAGTTGTCTTCTCATCACTCGGAGGAATAACTACGTTCATATGGTCTGCTAGTTTGCAAATGTCCATATAAACCCATTGTAAGTGTTCTGGTAAATGTTCATATTAGAAAAATTGCATAATACTTTGTTTCATTCTTAGTCGCCTTGAGGCATACCGTGGTAAATCATAGCTTTTTCGAACAGCACGATTCGAAATGATTTGACCTTTAATATGTATTTCGGTACGTTTTTAATATCATGCATTGCCCTTTTAACAATTTCCAAAGATTCTCGCTTTTCGTAAACAATCACATCTATTTTTGGAAGTTTAATCAAAACGTTATTTCCTAAAGGAACTACTGAGAAATACGTACGAAGGTCAGTTCTGCTGATTTCCCCTGGTAGTTTACCGGTTGGTAAATCCTCAGCACAAACAGCCACATCGATGTCGTTATGTTCACTCAATCCTAACCCAGCTGACCCAATAACCACACTGTCAACACCATTTAGAAAATCTAAATTTGCATGTTTCATTTTGCTAAGTCTCCGTTTTAGTCAATGTGCGCTTAAAAAAAATTCAAATTTACTAATTCACATTGGTCTGTTTTGAAATGATCTTCCAGCGTGTCTTTAATGGCTTGGAATTTAATACCGTTTGACAAATAAACCGAAATATACATCCCAGCTTCATATCTACGACCGTAAAAATTAACAACATCTAGTCTAGTAAGTTCATCACAAACCAAGAACGTCATTTCATCAGGTTTTACTTCCAAGCCAATTTTGTACAAATCCATGATGCTCAATTTAGGAACGTACAAACAATTAATGGTTGAAATGCCAAAACTGGACAAGTCAACGGTCACTGTTTTAGTCAAGTTTTCACAGTCATTAGGATTTTGAAAGATTCTAAAGAATCGCTGATTAAGAAAATACGATAAGCGTCACGGTTTGAGTTGTATTTAACAAACATAGTATAGTCAGCTTCTGGTAACATTTTGAAATTATCAACCGGGATTTTAATCTCGAAATGTTTCTTAATTTCTGTAGATTTCTTAATGCTGAATTTGTTACTCTTTGCGTTGAACCGGTTAGTGGCACCTAAAGAAATAAAAACACCGTCATCTTCACTTGAAAAAATAACCTCAGTCAAGTCTTTAAAAACCCCAGAACTAGACTTGATCTTTTTAATATCCTGAGTTGTTAACGTAAACTCAGCAACTGTCGGAACTTCCTCAGTCTTTGTAAAATGATCGGCTTTTACATCCTCAGCGTTCATAAGTTGAATGTTGTCGGTTATGAAAACAGAAGAAGTGTCGGCTTCAGCGATGTTAATAACTCCGTTATTAACTTCAACAACGCGTTCATCTCCGAACAACTTAACTAAGTTCAAAAACTCACCCAATGAATTCTTCAACCCAATGTCTTCAAAAGAATCACCGTCCAACTCTTCAACATTGAACATAATCATCATATCTTGAGCTTCTGAAACTGCCACAGTCTCTGGAAACTTCAAAATCACAGAATTGGTCATCTTGTTAACTTGTTGTAAAACTTCAATCGTTTGTTTGTTTAGCATGTTATACATACTCCTTTGGTTTTTGTGAATCGTACCACGTCGTGTTTCTTCCTGTGCTTCGAACACGATACGTCTTAACAATGCTCTCAAACATTGCTTGTCGTGGTGTTCTTTAGCAACTTCAGTTTATCAGTTTATCAGTTTATCAGTTTATCAGTTTGCTTAAAATGAACAAAAGTAAACAGTTCATTTTTTTTAACGGCCTTGTACTTCTAACACATCATCAACCCATGAAAATTTAGAACGCATAGAACGCAACTCTTTGAGCTCTTTCATGTTTTTGTCAAAATTAACATTTTGTAATTTGGTTCGTTTAACACCTACAACGTGTCCAATCACGAAACCAAAAATCAACCCAGATAGAATTCCAGCTAAATACATAACCGCAGCTTCCCCTGATGTGTAGCTAACTGCTACGTCTCCAAAATACAAACCCAAATCTTTGAACATAAACATCTCCTTTAATTCACATAACGAATTATACACTAGGTTTGGTTAAAAGTAAACAATTACAAAAGATACTCAGGATGGTCTTTTTGCAGCCGTTCTAAGTAATATTTGTAATATTTAGACTTTTTATAATTACTAAGTGGAACTCCTCTTTTTATCCGAAACAACAACATGGAAAACAACGCATCTTTGTGGTTTCTAAAAAGTTCTTTGTTACTTGGCAAATCGTCAATTGAGTAAAAATCAACTCCAAATGGTATCAAAAGACCTTTGATTTCTACATATTGGTCTAAATATTGAACACCATCCGATTCAGTGACTAATTCTACTTTTTTATACTCTTCTGTATGTTTGCTTGGTGGTGGTGTATATTCCTCAAATTCCACTGTTAACAAATCCAAATGTTAAAATATTCGTTCATAATTGGTAAAACCTGAGAAGGATAACCATCCAAGTGTAAATAAACTGAGTGGTTCCCAGTTTCGTGGTCCAACACAGCAATATTTGCGTTAGTAGACATTATCAATCTCCCGTGTGAATATAATGTGTATTGTATATTAAATAGAACTAAAAGTAAACACTTCATTTGAGAATCATCAGTGTAGTTCCACAATCGAAAATAATTCTGTGGTGTTTGATATGTTGTTCGATGTTGGTGATTTCGGTAAGTTCAAACCCTCTATTTGCGTATGCTTTTTGTAGCGTTAACGAAAGAAATACAAACCCAAAATCTAAGTAATCTTCTAAAAACTCAACGCGGTTGTCTATTTCACACAGTATCTCATTTAGATTGTGTTCAAATTTAAACTTTTCAATCAACTTTAAAACATCACACAGTTGGGATTTATAATCCGAATGTTCAGTTTTCACCATAGTGTATGTGTTCGAAGAATCCGTTTTGACAAATTGACACACTAAAAATAAAACCACGGATGCGACTAACCCATAATTAAAACAACTCAATTCAATCGGATTAAGGCTGTTTATTTTTATGAACACGTTTGTTCTTTCATAGGCCAGTTCTTTGAATTTAGTGAATATCATATATTTTTTTTTTAAAAAAAGGACAAACTTACGAATTAAAATCGCAAATTTGTCCTTAGATTATTGTTTGATTAAACCATTATTAACGTTTTGTTCCCCAGATTGCAAAACCAATGCTGTTATAGTACTCTGGCTTATTCTTAGGGACTTTGATAAAACCATCTTCGGTTCCGTTAAAAATACCAGCACCACCACCACTCAAAGAGACAAAATCGCATTTGTCTAAAATTTTTCCATATTTTGTCTCGACTAAATCTAAAAGATTTTTCAAATACACTTTCTTGGTTGTTTTGTTAAACTCGGTAAAATCGTGTTTAACTCCACGTAACGCGTAAGCGTTAGTGTCTAAAACTTCCCTAGCTTCTTGGATTGAAATTCCGCGGTTGAATTTAGATTTGACTTCTTTTGCGATTTCAGCACAAATTCTAACAATACCTTGGTTTTCAATACCTTCGAACAACGATGGGCTAGTCCGGCCGTCCGTGACGAGGAACATATCAAGTGTATTTCCGCCCACATCAATACCTACGTAAGTTTGGTCACCGGTGAAGTTGATTTGTTTGTTTGGAAAATCATTCCCATACGTGTCTAAGGTGATTTTAGATCCAGAACCTTGAGGTAACACGAACACGTTGAAAGATTGTTTAACACCTTGAACTTCTATATTTTCAAGGACTGATTTGAAATACCCAGAATTTTCAAGTTGAGCTACACTCAATCCGGTAACTACGGTTTCGGGCATTTCATCCTCTGTTAAATCCATTATTTGCAAAGCGTGCCAAAGGAATAACGCGGAAAAGTACTCAAGGTTCGTATATGACGTAATATCAACAATCTGGTCGCTTGGCAAGTGAAGGGCGTTTTCACCAACGTTGTACGAATTTTCTTTAAAATCATAAATTCGTTTATCTTGAATGTGTTCGTTTTTCTTAGTAATCCCAATAACGCTTGGGAATTTAAACTGTTGTAAAATGCTCCCGTCTTTTTCCATCAGGGTACACTTGACGTGGGCGTAACCGATATCAATACCTAAAATTGGTTTCATATTGTTCTCTCCTTATTTTAAACATTCTAAGCCTTCCAGCCTGTTGAATTTGAAATTTTCTTTTTTGTAGCATTCTGTTTTACCACCGAATTTGAACCCTTCTGGGAATATGAAATCTGGTTTGTGTTCTTTGAAAAAAGCCATTTCTAACAAAGCCGTTGAAATGTTGCTCATTTTCAAATCTAGGTGGACCTTGTAACTTAATTTATCATCGTTTTTACCACCATGTTTGCTACTAGCGTAACGTTCTTTGACAGTTTTTGAAGTAATTCCGACTTTTATAAAACTAAACTCGTTGTAACCGCTAGAACATTTGTGTGTAAACTCAACTACGTAAAATATACCAAGTTTTGAACCCAATTCTTCATTTAACGCGTACCTATTTACATAATTACAGTCGTTGATTTTCTTAGAACACTTAGGACACCCACGACCTGTTAAATGATTAGTCGTACATTGTTCAAAAACCCCATGTGCTTGGCATGTAATTTTAACTTTAGTGTGTGTGTGTGTGTGTGTTTATATATTCAACTTTGGAATAAGCGTATTTAGTTCCGTGTATTCTATGAGCTTTTCGGATGAACTCGCCAGTTGAGCTTTTATTTCCCTTTTTAAGGTGTCCACAGCTTGGGCATCCATATTTATGTGACTAGATGGTGTTTGTTCAAAAGGACCGTGTTCTGGACAGGTTATAATTAGTTTAACGTTGTTGCATAAGTAAACCACTTCTGAGTAGTCGTATTTAGTTCCGTGAATGACTTGAGCATCTTGGATGAACTCAGTTAACGTTTTCCTAGCGCCACTATAACATCTAGGACATCCATATTTATTATTTATGTGACTAGATGGTGTTTGACTAAATTGTCCATGTCATGAACAAATTATAGTTAGTTTAACACGTGAACATGTGTAAACCGCTTCTGAGTAGTTATATTTTAATCCATGAACGGCTATGGATTCTTCGATGAACTGAGTTAGTGTTTTTAGTTTCATTTATATTGATTATACACTGTTCTGTTCATAAAGTAAATCGTTATTTACGGATTTCGTTTCAAATGAATAACTCCGGACGTGTATCTGATAACATTTTTGCGTCTTTGAACAGACTGGATGCGCTTAATTTTTGCGGTAAAATTAGTGTTTTTATAAACTCTAAAGATGTACAATTCTCAAACACACTGTTAAAAGTCTTACAGCCAGTTAAGTTTAAAACACCAACCGAAGTTAAATTCTCACATCCGTAAAACATACTAAATGTACACGTAACATTAGGCAGGTTTAAATCAGGGACTTCTTTCAAAAACAGACAACAACGGAATAGTCCAGAACAGTCGGTGATTTCAGACAAATCCAATGAGTCTATTTCTTCTTGAGTGCAACCGCACAATACTATATCTCTTAACTCTTAAGCTGTAACTTTTCGTTTAGTTTCTTGCACGTTTTTCACTTCGTATATCTCATGATTCTCGTTCCAACTTTTTTTTAGCGAACGATGTTAAAAGCCCGGTCGCATAGTTCTTCAATTTCTTCAAGAACTGCTTCATTGCTTGAATCTTTGCGCAGTTCACAAAGTTCTTCAATTTCAATCAAAATGTCCACCAGCATAGTGGCTTTTGTAATTTCGTCTAAATTATCGATTGAGCTCATTTTTATACGTCCCATAGTGTGTTTATTAACGTTGATTATATACATTTTTTATCAGAAAGTAAACAGTAAATTTCCGTTTTCTTCAAATTTCGTCGATTATAAATTCCATTTCTTTAGTTCCTGTGTCTACCATGACGTTCAAGTCGAACAAATCGTTCATTCTGAGTTGTTCTATTAAATTTTTAACCCTACCAGCATCAGCTACTAAATGAGTAGTTTGGTCTTTTTGAACTGTAATTTCACTATCTGATTCCACAAACTCAATTTGAAATTCATCCAAAGCGTTTATGAGCTGTTCAGTTTTGTTCAGTTTTGTTCAGTTTTGTTCAGTTTTGTTCAGTTTTGTTCAGTTGCAGTTTGGTCATCAATATTACTTTCATTGTTTTAGACTCTTAGTGCGTTTATTAACGTTAATTATATACTATTCTTATCGGAAAGTAAACGGTTAACCGGTTAACCGGTTAATCAAGTTCGTTTTGCACATGTAACACATAAAAAAAACCACAAAGCATTGCTACTTTGGGGTTTAAAACAACAATATAACTATCAATTAACCATTTAGAAAAGAAGTAAAATTAGAACTAGAAGTGTTCTCAGCTAACATATCTGGATTACCTCCAAACGGTGAAACACTGCGGATAACAACATTTACATCATGATTTGATGAAAGTTCTTTAGCTAAATCATAATATTCCTTCTCACTAGCTGCTAAACGTCGGTCAAACGCATCAGTTGGGCTTCCGTTAGAATCTTTATCTCGGAATCCAGCCATAGCGTATCTAACCCAAATAACAACCCGGTTATCGTTAGGTTCTGCAGTCACACCAACTTTATCCATGGCCTCTTGTTCAGCAGATCTAGGAAACTCCCAGAAAATTTCCTTAGCTAGCTTATCAAACTCACGAAGTTTTTGTCTTTTCTCCTTTTGTTCAACATCAGCGTCTGAAGTCAAAACGTAAACATTAACTCCGTTAACCTTTAAACGTTTTAAACGACCTAAAGCTACTAAACGTTTAGCTGTGTTCAACATATATTTACCTAACATTCTGCCAGTTAGACCGCTGGGGACTTCAGCAAATGTAAATTTATCGCCAACTACGAAAGTGCCGCCTGCATAAAGATCGTACGCGTTGTCCATAAAGCTAATGATTGAATAAAAATCTGTTTTTGAGTAGGAAACGTATTCGCTGTAAACATAAGTTATAAAATCTGTACCTTTGAAAAAATCGTAATGTTTGAATTTTTTCTCAACTTCTGATTCAAACTCATCAAAAGTCAATACCGCAAGCTCACCACCCGTTTGCCTTTTGAGATATTCGAAGGCGTCATCGCGTGACAATATTGCTTCAGCTATTTGCACACTAAAGCTCCACCAAGAATTCGAATCGTCGAGCGTATACAATACATCAGTTTCATTTTTTCTTTTCAGGACCGTAACCGCCGTTGCACCGCTTGCAATCTCAAGTCGACATTCTTTTGTTTTAGTACCCTTAACCCGCAATGTTGATCTTTTTTTAGTAAACAAACCATACATAAGCATCGCGCTCAGTAGGAAACTTCCGGATATTCCTTTCAGTTCAAACTGGTCGTCTATATATTCGCGGTTAGTTCGTATCAAATAATCAATATCTTCGTTTGTTAGTTTGTACGTATCGTCTAATTTAAAAATTGATAACCGGTATTTGACAGTTTTCTTTAATAATTTAGCCAGTTCTTTATCTGAAACAACGCTCTTTTTATATGTTTTACCGAAAAACGCTTTGTATAACAGCTCCACGTCGCTAACAGACGTTATTTTCTTACGAGCGTGTTGTTTGAAGTAATCAATACCGAACATATATTCAGCAAACTTCAACTCATCATCGTTAACCTCACTTGGTTGTTTGCCAAACAACGCAACTACAGCCGAATCAACATCTGTTACTTTAACAGCTTCGTGTAGCATATCACAATCGTCTCTCAAGAACTCTTTAAAATTCATATTTATCATCCTTATTTATACTTATTTATACTTATTTATACTTATTTCAACTAAGTTGTTGGTGTTTGATACATCAATGTGGTTCAAACCATCTTGTCCGCTCAGCTGTTTTTTTGCGAGAACACACCAGTGGTTACCAAGCGTCGAATGTGTTAGCTGCGTTTCTAAGATGCGTTGCTGTCATATGGGGTTTTGATTTATCTCTTGCGTTTTGAGTGGTTGTACTGAACTCTATTTTATTAACAGGCACGTACAACTTAGGCTCTTTAACTTCCAAATCCAACCTACGCATTTCGTCAGTTACGTGTAAGACTAATGTTTTAACACCTGCGTTTGGGATTGATAAAAATTCACCTTTAGACATCTGCTCCATGATTTGTTTGTGTTTGCTAGGTTGACGTCCCTTAACTTCACCAGATTCCAACCAGTAGTTCATAAACCAACCACAGCTATAATTGACAAACTCAAACCCCCAACCCGTGCATACTCCGCCCAATATTATGGTCGTAATCAGAGTAAAATTTCAAAATTTCAACCGGGATGTCTCGTTTACCTACTCGCATACTCATGAAATTTCTTAAAAAATACTTAACCAACTTTGAAGAACCTACGATGACTTGTGAAAAACGCAAAGTCCCGACCCTCAAGACTTCAATAGATCCATCTTGACCGAAAAAGTTCAACCCGAACGTGTAAACCATAACTAAAGTACCAGCTGGGATACCAAACTTGTCTTTTTTCAAAACCAACCCTAAATTCAAAGAAGAGCCACGTTTACCATAGAAACAATTAACCATTTCAAAATCCCTAGCTTCTCGTGTTCCGATAAGTTGAACTTCACAATCCCTAGCGAAAAATTGATTTGGGGTTTTACCAGCTGCGTGGAGAAAATAAGACTTTAAAACTTCCCTCTTACGATCGTCTCTCCACTCGTAGTCTTTAACCCAACATTTGAACGAATTAGAATCCTCAGCAGCCTTGGAATGCTTGGAGAAAAAAATCAGCTTTAATACATTCAATCTTATACTTAGGATAAGATAAAGGGAATTGATAAGCCGGAGCGTAACAAATCTCATAAGAACGCTTCTCAGGGTCTGAAAACAAGAGCTTGAAAATACCAACCTATGAGTCGTCATAATCAACCCCATTAGATGTTAAAACTACCCAATCTCCGTCACAATCCGTGAATCTTCTTCGTTAAAATCAAATCTGTACATAAAAAACTACTGACTAAAATCAATAAACGAATTATACACAAAAATGAAGTAAATGTACACAAACAATTCCAATTAGGTCTCAAGAAAAAGTCAAATCTACGCAATTAACCTTCGTTCAATTCTTCTTCATAGTCAGCTGAGTCATATCCAGCTGCATTTAACCATTTAGTTAAACTGCGCTTAGTTCCAGTAGCATCAGCCATTGTTGCATTTCTAATTTTAATTGTAACACCA